CTCATGGCCTTAGAAGCTCTGGTGTTATGGATGGCAGCATTTGACGGCCACAAAGAAATTTATGCACTGGGGTACAGCAATGACACAGTTGGCACTGTGAGTGAATGGTCTGCGCATGTGAACGGAGTGCTAACAGCATATCCATCAACTCGGTTTACATTTGTTGGTGAAGAGTCTAATGTGCCCAAAGAGTGGCGTATGAACGCCAATGTCGCCTGCATGGACGTTCGTCCATTTATAAGTCACTGCGATATCTGAACACTGTGTTCCACAGTGGCCATTTTGTCACGCACAGCATCAAAGTTCACAGTTGACCATAGTCCAGGGTGCATGGGTCTTGGCCATGTTCCGGATGCAATCCAGGCCCAGCCAATGTGTTCATCATTCAGCACCGGCACAAACTCCCGAGCAACACTGCAAAAAAATGTGTGATAAGCAAATCCGCCGTCGGCACTGGTGAACTTTTCTATAGGAACCAAGCGTAGGTACTCGGGCATATGGCCCAGTTCTTCTGTACACTCGCGTGTCATTGCTTCAATCAGTGTCTCATTGGCTTCAAATTTACCACCAGGCAGTCCCCAGGAGTCTGGATGACGTGAGTCGTTGCGCAACAGATACAGATATCGTTGTGTGCTCACACTGTAGAACCAAACGCCCACGGCTGTTACAGTACTATTCTCCATTGTCCTCCGGGGTATAGTCCTTGGTAGCTCTTGACCCATGTTGTGCCTGTCCATTTGTATTGAATTCCAGTTGTTATGTTAGTTACGTATTGTAAATTGTCAGGACTGGACGTATTTTCAAACACCACTTGCCAACGTTGATCAAAGTATTCAATAATATCGTTTCGTCGGGCAATCAACGGTTGTCCCAACACGCCCTGCCAGGCCACAGCGTAGCCATTGTCGCTGCCAGTGTCTTCAGTTAACAAATAACGCTGACCATCTGCAGGTGCCGGCAAGCCTTCGTTTGGTCCACTGCGCAACGGATCAATCACAGAACGTACCGGAGATAGTGTGTTTTGCGGAACTGTGTCCTCATCTATATTATACAACATAAACCGGTCATCTGAGGGGTCATACGACACTGTTCCGGCAACTTCGGTGCCATCAGGTTGCTCTAAAAAGATCTGACTGATTCCTGGCCGTATCACTCCGTAAGCACCGACCAAGGCTGGCCATAACAAGTTGCTAGGTGGTGAATCTGGCGGAGTCAAACTGGTATTAGGCTCGTCAATCACAGCATTGTAACGCAGAGCCTGCAACTTGTTGCCAATCAACAGGGCCTGATAATCCCATGGTGTGATTATTCTACGTGTGCCTAACAGCAGGTCGTTGTCCAACACAGCGTTTGACGCATCACCATTGGCGTCAAATATGTTGGCAATAATACGCTCAACCACACCCAGTTTCTTGACCTTGGCTGGGCTACTGATCCAAATTGGCAGGGTAAATGTCATTGTACAAATGTCAATGGGATCTTCTGTGCCAACTGGAACACTTCGACTAGTCCATTGTGTTGATTCCAGTTCCACAATGCTTAAACTGGTCCAGTCAAGATAGTTGTCTGTGCTTTGAATTTCCAAAGCAGGATTAAACAACACCACAATCTGTTCTAACAACTGCATTTTTTGATTGGTGTTGCTGGTCCACAGGTCTAGTTTTAGTGTTAGTTTGTATGGCACCGGCATCAATCGTTCGATAGTAAACGCATTACCCTGTGTGGTTTCGTAAGTGTCAGTGACATCATCGTAGGTGCGTTGACGCACAGCAATGTTGCTCACATAGTATGGCTCTTGCATACGTGGACGATCATAATCAAATCCTGAAATATAAAAACTCATCATTGGAACAGAAGTCATAAAACTGGCAGAGTTGTTCTGCATGATGGTTTGTACTTGTCTGCTAGAATCTCCGTAACGGATGGGCACACGTACCAGTGTGTGTGCTGTACCTTCTTCGTTGCGTCCGTATTCTACTTGAAAGTTTGAAAAGATTCTTGTGAACTGTAGCAGGAAACGACGGATTTGTTCGTCGTAAAAAAACATTGGGTTTGCGGCTGAGTTTACTGTTGTCATTGTTGTTTAACCACCGTTGTCTGCATTGGGCTTGAGTATCTCACTGAGACTCTGACGACTTGGGATAGCGCCACGGTCAGTGGTCTGCACTGTGTTTCTGTTGTTGACAAAACTGGCTCGCTGTGACGCTGCCGGCCCTTCAGACTCAAACACCGGTTTAATACGCACACTGTCTTCAATCTTGATCCACCTTGCACCATCGTAACGGAACAAGCGATTTGGAAAGTAATCCAGTCGTAGTGCATAGTTGCCAACTGCTGGCGTTGCTGGAAAACTAACACCTGCAGTCACAGGCAATCCGTTTGGAGCAATGCCATCTCCGGTCAAGTAGCCAATTGTGTAGCCGTCTGATCGAGGAGTAGTGCCTTCGCCGCCTTGGGTACCATCCACAGTGGGTGGTGTTTCATCTGCAGTTAGGCCACTCTGTGCAGGCTGTCCATCCACAGTAGTGGGTAAAATATAAAACTTCACAGTGTCGTATCCGGTCAGTGGAACTTCAACATCGGCTTGTACTAAAATTGCATCGTTCAACTCTAGATCTTTTGTGCGAGTAGACGTTTTTTCTGCAATGGTGTCTGGAGTCTTTTCTGCCCAGTAAGTGGTATTGGTTATGTCTGTGCCTGGCGGAACATTGCCAACAGCAGTGTAGTACTTGTCGCCGTTGTTCACAACAGTACCGGCTGGATAATAGTTGCCTGGATCCCAGATGTTGTTGGGTTCAAATGCCTGTTTGGTGATGCTGTTGTATTCTTGAGCATTGACCATTGGGGTGGCTTTGACCCGCCACAGGTGTGGCAACCAAGTTTGACTAAATCCTTCTGAAGCAAAAGATGCATCTTGAATCACATACCAGCGAGGCAATGCTTTGGCTAGGCTCTTGTCCAAGGGATGATAATCTTTTAGGTTGGGAATTTCTATCACATCACCTGACATGAGTTTACGCCCAATGGTGTCAATCATGTCATTGTAATGGAACGTAATAAACAGGGTGTCGTTGTTTAAGAACAGACCAAATTGGGTAAGATCAAAGTCAACGTCGGCCACACGGTACACACCACGTTGTATATACACGTCGGGATCGTACTGTCGATCACGGTTTTCCAGCAACAACAAATCTTCAATGAATAACGGATTTGAAGTGTCGTAAACAGGTAAGGTAGCATCTGCGTCACCGGGGTCTCCGGTTGACGGACCCATGTACTTGTGGATATAAATGTCCAATCCGCCAACAGTGTACATTTCTGCAATGGTTCTATCCAGAAACTTGTAGTCAGAGGTGCGATTAGGGCGATAGAGTGACAATCTTGGCATACGTTATTTATGGTGGCTGAACTATCCCAATCTGCAACACTGTGTTCTAAAAACAACACTTTAGAAAAGATTGACACTTAAATGTATCTTTGCTATAATACACACTTAACCACTCCAGGAGTATGTTATGAAAGCTGTTAACTTTTTAGCAAAGTACACAGGCCCAAAAGGCAAACCTTTTTATTCTTCCTATTACAAAGTAAAAGCTACGGAAAAATGGGTAGAGTACGCATTGGACATTGTGGACATGAGCCGTATAATAATGACAGTGGACTTTGACACTAAATGGAAACTGGTAGAGGCACTGGAAACAGCAGAACGTAAAAAAGCCTGGATGTACAAGCACAAGAATTTTGACGTTGCTCGTGCCGCTAAACTTTTTGACGCTGTAAAACACTTGCCCAGAACTAAGTAAGGAATATTATGATCGCAACTAAACCCGTTAAACCCTTAAACCCACGCAGTGCAGATACCAATGCCATGGGCATGGAGCCAACTTGGAAAACACAGCCCACCGAAGGTCGCATCAGTGCTCTTAGTCATGCATTCAGTTGGTACAATTACTTTTACGGCAAAAAAGACGCACGTGAAATGATTGTGAACTATCTGGAAACACATGGCCGTAAAAACGATGTACGTACTCTTAAACGCATTCCGGACAGTTCAATCAGACTCACCACAGGCTGGCTGTGTCGCATGAGCCAGGTAGGACTAGAGCTTACCGAGCATGAGCAGATCAAACTGGATAACTTGCTAAAAGATATCTTAGAATCCAGTCAAGATGCTGTGGCAGAAGAAGCCACAGTGGATGATTCTGTGCCACGAATTACAATCCAGGACCGACTGCGAGAGAAGGTGTCAGAGTGTGCAGGTGAATTGGACGGATTGTTTGACGACTTTATCGAAGAAGGCGCCAAACTCACAGCAGACTACAAACCTGTGGTGCTGATGCGTTCAATGAATGTTGCTCCACAAATGGTCAATGACATTAAACAAATTTGGACACGCAAGTTAGAGGAATTTGATGCCGCAGTGGCAGGCAAGGATGCGGACCTGGTGCAGGGCTACAGTTTCTTGAGCAAGGTGCAGTTACGGAATTGCGTAAAGTTCTGTGAGCTGGTAATTTCGGACTGTGGTGCCTACGTGCAGATTAAAAAGGTTGAACGCAAGCCACGCAAAGTTCGAGCAGTGCCACCTGAGAAACGTGCGGCAAAGTTCAAGCATGTGATGGAATTTGCCGAACTCAAACTCAAGGGTTTACCTGCCGCAAGTCTAGTAGACAAAGCAGAAGCCTGGTTGTATGACACTAAGAAACGCAAGCTGATCCATCTTGTGGCAGACAGCTATACACAGGCATTCACTGTGAAGTCAAACTCCGTGATTGGATTCAGCACAGTAGAAAGCCTGCAAAAGACTGTGCGCAAGCCTGCAGATGTTCTTAAGGCCCTGGGAGCCGCAGGCAAGCCCGCTGCCAGGAAGATCTACAAGGACTTGACCACTACAGAAACTGCGTTTAACGGACGTGGCACAGAGAACTTGATCATACTCAAGAGCTGGTAAGTAATGGATGCGATATCCTACACGTTTTCCAGACGAGCACCCAGATGATCCAAGAATATACATTCCAAACATTGAGTTTTACATAACCAATGTTTGCAATTTAACTTGTCCACAATGCAATAGATTCAATGACTACGACTTCAAAGGTTGGCAACGCTGGAGTGACTATGAATCTCAGTACACTGAATGGGCCACAAAAGTCCGACTGCAACGAGTAACCATATTAGGTGGTGAGCCACTGTTAAATCCAACCATATGCGACTGGATCATTGGACTCAATCGCTTGTGGGGTAAAAAAGTAAATGTACTAACCAACGGAACTCGCCTGAACCATGTGCCTGGCCTGTACGAAGCACTGTTAAACTACCGAGAAGAAGATGGTAACTGGATAGGTGTCAGTGTGCATAACATCAATGATTTACCACAGTACTTTGAAGAGATACGCAAGTTTCTCAGAGGCGACATAACATATTATGAAGGCAAAGAGGCACTCAAGTCCGATGGCACCAGAGCAACCTGGGGTGCAGACTATGCGTTTGTTGACAGCAACGGTGTGCATGTACATGTTTGGGTGTATACCGAGTTTAGTAAATCAGCCATAGTGACCAATGATCAAGGACAGCTCACACTGCATCAAAGTGACCCCATTGTGGCACACGAAAACTGTGGTTTTCAAAAGTTTCAAAGTTATCATTTTATCTGGGCCAAGTTATACAAATGTGGTCCTGCCGGACTGTTGCCAGAATTTGATAAGCAATATCCTCTTGATCTGTCCGAGCACGACCGTTTCTTGCTGAGTGGATTACGCAGATACAAACCACTTACAATTGAGGAGTTTGACACCCGGGGTCAACAATTCATTGATAGAATTGATGATCCCGTTGAACAGTGCAAGTTTTGTCCAGAAAATGTAGATGCATATACCATAGTGTCGTTTAACAAAGCAAAGAATTCAACTAGTACATTTAACATTAAAGCAGATTCGATTAAGACCATAAATATAAACAACGGAGTTTATGATGGCAATTGAAGAACAATCAAGTCTTGACACACTGAAACAAAATCTCATTGAATATGTGCAGTTACAACTGGCTTCACAGATCATTGACCTTGAACTGGATGCAGAGCATTACGAAGCTGCATACCAAAAAACAATAGGTGTGTATCGCCAACGTGCTCAGGGTGCGTATGAAGAAAGCTATACCTTTATGGAGTTGGTCAAAGATGTGAACATCTACACCTTGCCCCAAGAAACCATACAGGTTCGACAGATTTTCCGTAGAACGTTTGGCGATTCGGCTGGTCCGTTTTCGTCAAATTTTGATCCGTTCTCACAAGCCAGTGTCAACGTTTATCTAATGAACTTCAACGTGGCAGGCGGCCTGGCCACTTACGACTTCTACAGCCAATATGTTGAACTGGCCGCACGTATGTTTGGCGGCTACATGAACTTTACCTGGAATCCAGTTACCAAGAAATTACAGATTATCCGTGACCCAAAAGGCACTGGCGAGAATGTGCTACTTTGGACCTACAATTTAAAACCCGAGTTTAACTTGCTGAGTGACTTTCAAATCTCACAATGGATTCGTGACTACATGGTGGCCAACTGCAAAATGATCATTGGTGAAGCACGTGAGAAATTTGGCACCATTGCTGGTCCACAAGGCGGCGGAACCTTAAACGGTGCCGCAATGAAAAGCGAAGCCACAGCGCAGATGGAAGCACTGCTGTTAGATCTTAAAAACTATGTGGATGGCTCGCAACCGTTGAGCTGGGTAATCGGTTAACCTGCCTGTTGCGCATTACACTGTTGTGTGTTATAATAACACATGGCAGATTTAATGATTGACTTAGAAGGGTTGGGCACTGGCCCCGACACTACAATACTAACTATTGCGGCCCAGAGTTTTGACCCGTTTGGCACAGGTCATCACGACAAGTCTTACTATACTAGAGTAACACTGGAAAGCCAAGAAACTCGTAGCATCCAACAAGGCACAATTGACTGGTGGGCAACTCAACCTACTGTGGTTCGGGATGAAGCATTTAATGAACAAGATCGAATCCCGTTGGACCAAGCACTGGATGAGTTAGGTAAACTGATTTGGCATTCTAATCGTGTTTGGGCCCAAGGACCCACGTATGACATGAACATCCTGGAGCATGCCTACAAGAGCTATAACAAACCCTTGCCTTGGCAGTACTACATGGTACGGGATAGCCGAACTGTGTTTTCGTTATGGCCTGGCCAGCCTATTCCGCCTACTAGTCACCATGCATTAGAAGACTGCCGTAGACAAATTGGTATGTTACAACGCACACTAAAGCATCTTAATGTTACAGAGTTGAAATGATCATTGGCATATTTGGCGATAGTTTTGCATCGGAAGAATGGCATCCTAATGGATGGAGTTGCTGTCTGCGAACACAATATCAATACAACATACAGAATTTTGGTGCCTCGGCTACCAGTTTGTTCTGGTCGTACCAACAGCTAATAAAAAATATTGATAATTTTGATACTATAATATTTGTTGCAACCAGCCCAGGGCGTCTGTACTGGCCCAACACAGCCCGTAAACTGCATTATATCTCTAGTGTGTTCACCGCACAACAGGCAATCAAATCAAATCCGTCGATAGATGACCTAGCTGTATTTAAAGCGGCTGAGCAGTACTATTTAAACTTGGCCAATGATGAGTTTGATGTATTTGTTCATAATCAAATTTTAAAAGAGATTAGCAAACTATGTACAGATCGCGGAAAAAAACTCATACTGATTCCAGCATTTGATATAAACATTCCTTGCCAATCAGTATTTCGGTGTTCATTAATAGATGTAACGATGACAGAATTAGCTACACAATTTGGAACAAATCGTCAATGGCTCGGCGAAAAAAATACACGATTTAATCATCTGAGTGCGGCAAATAATATGATTCTTGCTGGAATTGTTGATAAACTATTGCATAACGCAGTCTTTTCAGTGGGCCTGGACGATTTTGTATACGAACAAGTGGCTAATCCTGAGTTATATTGGGATATTTAAAATAAAGTAAATTTATGATCATTGGTGTGTGTGGTTTCATTGGTTCTGGTAAAGACACTGTTGCAGATTACTTGGTAAATTTTCACGAGTACAGGCGTGAAAGTTTTGCTAATAGTTTAAAAGATGCAGTGGCACAGGTGTTTGGGTGGGATCGAACCATGCTGGAAGGTCGTACAAAACAAGCTCGTGATTGGCGTGAACAAGTGGATCCGTGGTGGAGCGAACGTTTAAACATGCCAGAACTAACTCCAAGGTTAATGCTTCAGTTATGGGGCACAGAAGTGTGTCGTGCTGGATTCCATGATGATATTTGGATTGCCAGTTTAGAAAACAAACTGAGAACTAGCCAAGATAACATTGTAATATCTGATTGCCGGTTTCCTAACGAAATTAAATCATTGCGAGCTGCCGGTGGTATCATTGTCTGCATCGAGCGCGGCGTCCAGCCGCACTGGTCCACCATTGCTGCCAGAGCAAATCAAGGCGATACCAAAGCACGGGCCTGGCTAAAGGCGGAAGGTGTCCATGCCAGCGAAACAGCCTGGGTTGGCACTGACTTTGATTTTGTGTTGTACAACAACTCTGATATTGACTCACTGTACAAGCAAATACAAACTGTTATAAATCGGGCACCAGGTCGCCCGGCCGCCAGGGCAAATCAGACTTCTTGATCTCAACTGTGCAGTTTAAACACACTGTTTTCAAATTGTTAACACCAGTATTGTGTAAGTTGCCATCCACGTGATACACTGACGTTTGTGCAGAGTACTTGGATTTAAAGCCACATCTATCACATGTGGCTTTTTTCTTATAGCCGGCGGATTTCCAACGAGGTTCAGGCGGCTTCGCTCGACGTTGTTTTTTGATACAGTGATCACAGCGTGTTCTATAGTGCGGAACACCATCACAATAGTAGTTAACAGCACACAATCTCTGTTGGTTACAAGCAGTGCATGAAGGTCTTTGCATGGAGTATTTAGTGGGAAAACCTTTGCAAAGGGTGTAATGATTGCGTTTTTTCTGCATAGGTGCTAAATATTAAAACTTAGAAAAAGGATTTAACCATGGCATTAGTATCCCCAGGCGTAGAAGTAACGATTATTGACGAAAGTCAATATATCCCTGCAGCTACCAATTCAGTACCATACATTTTAATAGCAACGGCACAGAACAAAGTCAGTGCCGCTGGAGTTGGCGTTGCACCGGGAACATTGGCAGTAAATGCTAACCGTGTTTATTTAATGACCAGTCAGCGAGATTTGGCCGCTACTTTTGGCAATCCATTCTTCTACAAGACCACTGCTGGCACACCAATCAACGGTTACGAACTAAACGAATACGGCCTGTTGGCAGCATACTCTGCACTGGGTGTAAGTAATCGTGCGTATGTGCAACGTGTTGACATTGACCTGACAGAACTAACAGCGTCGCTATCACGACCGCTAGGTGCTCCAACTAACAATACCTACTGGTTAGACACTGCAAACACTGAATGGGGTATTTTCCAATGGAATATCACAACCGGTGTGTTCACTGTTCAAACTCCGATTGTGATCACCAGTACATTACAGTTAGAAACTGGCACAACAGTTCCATTACAAACAGTTGGCAGCATTGGTGATTACGCTGTCACTGCAACCAGCACATTTAATCCAGGCTACTACAAACGTGGTGGACCAACATCTGCACAGACCAGTGCTACTGAACTGTCAGATTTGTACAACACTTGGGTAATAATTGGCAGCGACGAATGGAAAACTGCTTGGCCCACAGTGAGCGGTACATTAGCGCCAACCACCTTGACAGCTGGTCAAACTTTTTCTGTCAATGATGTAACAATCACAGTTCCTGCATCACCCAACAACACAGTGGATGGTATTTCTACTGCTATCAATACTGCAGCCATCACTGGTGTTTTTGCAGCCAACATTGGCGGCAAACTGTACATCTATGCTGATTCCACTGCCACAAACGATGGCAGCACAGCTGACACTGGTGTTGTTTCAATAGCCAACATATCTGGCACTGCGCTGACAACATTGGGTATCACAGCAGACGAGTATTTTGCTCCTACCTATCAGGTAAGTCCAAGTTATACAGTTCCACGTTGGGGCTCAACTCAAACACAACCAGCACCAACTGGCAGTGTATGGCAAAAGATTTCTGATGTAAATCAAGGTACTCAGATAGTTGTTAAAAAATACAGTTCTATTCTTGGTGCATTTGTTGCACAAGCATGTCCAGTATATCTGACTGAAAATGAAGAGTTGTATGCAACTGATCCCAGCGGCGGCGGAAAAAATATTCCAGCTGGATCTACGTATGCTCATGCAAACATATTAAAAGATAACACATCAAGTTTTACAATATTTGAAAGATATGCCACTGGTGCAACAGAAATCACAGGTGATGACACTACCCCTGGACCGTTTGTTTCGGGCAACTCATTTACAATTCTGGCTACTCAACCTGGCACCCTTACGGTTGCTACTGCAACAGCCACATTAGAAGGAACCACAGTTGAGGACTTTATTGCCGCAGTCAGTGCTGCCAATGTTCCATATGTTAGTGCCACTGTTAACAGTGCAGGCGCTGTGGTGTTTACACACTCCGCTGGCGGATCGACAGTATTGACCAATATAACTGGTACACCAGTCACCACAGCTGGATTTAATACCAGCGTAACTGGAGTAAGAAACAACTATGTCGATGGTGTAGCCACCGGCTTGGGACTAAGTAACTGGGTTACCACACCAACATTTACCTACACTGCAAGCGCAGCCGCACCGGATCAAGATCCAGCAGACGGTCGTTTATGGTACTACAGTGCAGTTGATGACGTTGACATCTTGATTCAAGACAACGGCGAATGGCAAGGTTATCAGAATGTAACAAACGACATCCGTGGTTACGATTTGAGCAACACAAACGCTGCCGGACCAATTATCAGTGCCACTGCGCCTACCACACAAACCAACACAGCAGAATCACCATTGGTGTACGGTGACTTATGGGTGGACACAAGTGATTTGGAAAACTATCCCAAACTATATCGCTGGCAGCCAGTGAATGGTGTCGATCAATGGGTGGCCATCGACAACACTGATCAAACCACAGAAAATGGTGTGTTGTTTGCTGATGCACGTTGGGCACCAAACGGTGACACAGATCCTATCACAGCACCGTTCCCAACTATCACCAGTTTGTTGGTCAGTGATTACCTGGACCTGGATGCACCAAATCCATCACTGTATCCACAAGGCATGTTGTTGTTCAACTCACGCCGTTCAGGATTTAATGTCAAGAGTTTCCAGGTTGACTACTTTAACGCAGACACCTATCCAGATGATACACTGCCCGCAGTGACCAATGCTTGGGTAACAGCCAGTGGTCTAAAAGCCAATGGTTCTCCGTACATGGGACGTCAAGCACAACGTGCTATGATTGTGGCTGCATTGAAGTCGGGTATTGATGTAAACACAGACGTGCGTGAAGAACAGCGTCAATTCAACTTGATGGCAACTCCGGCCTATCCAGAATTGATGCCAAACATGATTGCACTCAACAACGAGCGCAACAACACAGGCTTTGTGATTGGTGACACACCACTACGTTTGGATCCACAAGATATCTTGTTGTGGGCCAGTAACAACAACGGTCTAGGACTAGACACAGGTGACGGTCTAACAGTGGGCAATCAGTACATGGGTGTATTCTATCCAAGTTGCCAAACAACTGACCTGAGTGGCAGCCCAGTAGTAACAGCACCAAGTCACATGATGATACGTACAATTATTCGCAGTGACGAAGTATCATTTCCTTGGTTTGCTCCAGCCGGAACACGTCGTGGTGTGATTGACAACGCTGTACAGCTTGGCTATGTCAACTCTACCACAGGTGAATTCCAACCGCTAGGAGTACGTCAAGGCCTGCGTGATGTGCTGTATGAAAATGCAATCAACCCAATTACGTTTATTCCTGGCATTGGTATAACTAACTTTGGTAACAAAACAACCACAAGTAACACCACAGCACTGGACCGCATCAATGTGGCACGTTTGGTAGCATTTATTCGTGGACGCCTGGACATCATTGGCAAGCAGTTCTTGTTTGAACCAAATGATCAGATCACACGCAATCAGATCAAGAACGCAATTGACGGTCTAATGATTGACCTGGTTGCTAAACGTGGTCTCTATGACTATCTAGTGGTGTGTGATGCGTCAAACAATACTCCTGCACGTATAGATCGTAACGAATTGTATGTTGATATTGCTATTGAGCCAGTCAAGGCAGTTGAGTTTATCTACATTCCAGTGCGTATCAAGAACACTGGGGAAATTGCTGCCGGCGGCTAATAAAATAGGGACCTGGTCCCTATTTTTAGTCACGCATAGATAACATAAATAACAGTAACAGAGGATAAAAATTATGGCTTCAGCATCGTTAAACAAAATGACAGTACCCTTGGCAAGTGACGCTAGCCAAGGCAGTACAGGCATATTAATGCCAAAACTCAAATACCGCTTTCGAGTGATATTTGAAAATTTTGGTGTGCAAGGTGGTCCAGTTACCGAAATGACCAAACAGGTCATTGACTTTACACGTCCAACAGTGACATTTGAAAATATTGATTTACCAATTTACAACTCCACTCTTAAAATGGCTGGCAAGCACTCATGGGGCGACGTAAGTTGTAACTTGCGTGACGATGCCGGCGCTAATGTACAACAACTGGTTGGATCCCAACTACAGAAACAACTGGACTTCTTTGAAATGGCATCTGCGGCCGCAGGTGCAGATTACAAGTTCACAACCAAGTTTGAAGTACTGGACGGTGGCAACGGTGCTGTTGCTCCAACAGTGTTAGAGTCATGGGAACTGTATGGCTGCTACTTGAAAGAAGTAAACTATGGTGATGCCAACTACGCAACCAGTGAAGCAATGACCATTGCACTGAGCATCACATACGACAATGCTAACCAAGTGGTTGGCGGCGGTGTTGGCGAAACAGGCACTATCCTTGGTACTACGTTAGGCACAGTAACCGGCTTAGGTGGCACCCAAGGCGCCTAAGTAACTGAATGAGCTTTGGACAAAACTTTTTAAAAGGTTTTATTGGCGACAACGGGTTAAGAGATTACACCCACGCCAATAAAACCTTTCGCACAAACGGATACGAACTTGCGCCACGCTTCAAGTTCAACTTCCACACATTCTTTAATTTAAATTCTGGAGCAATACCATTCTTGCAGGCCATGGTTGGCAATGGCGATGCTGCCAGTATTGGCTTGTCGGTTAAAACTGTTGACTTGCCCAGCTATCAAATATCAGTTGACACAATGAATCAGTACAATCGTAAGCGATTGGTACAGAGTAAAATTGAATATCAACCTGTTACCATAACATTCAACGACGATGGCGGCGATCTAATTCGTAATTTATGGTACAACTACTTCAGTTACTACTATAAAGATCCAGTGCAACAGTACGAAGGTGTGCCAAACACCAACGGAACTAGTGGCAGTTTACAAACAACACCAACCGGATTTGGTTACAACACACGTGACACCTACAGCAACGATAGATTTGTAAACGACTGGGGTTATGTGGGTGAAAGTTATACCGATGGAACATTTGCTCCAGAAGGTAAGCCGCCTTTTTTTCGTGACATCAAAATTTACGGACTTAATCAGCACAAGTTTGCTGCCTATGTGTTGGTGAATCCAATGATCACTGATTGGAAACACGATACCTATGACTACAGTCAAGGCAACGGTATTATGACACACACTGTGACAATAAAATATGAAACTGTAAAATACTATTCCGGTGCCATTGGTGCTGTGCGTCCCGATACCAATGTGGTTGGGTTTGCTGATCCTAACCATTACGATCAGATCCGTAGTTCAATTTCTCGTCCTGGCAGTCAGTCAACTGTGCTGGGACAAGGCGGATTGCTGGATGCTGGTGTGGGCATTTACGAAGACTTGACTGCGCTGATGTCTGGTCGTGGTAGTCTTGCCAATGTGATTGGTGGTGTACAAAAAGCACTGAATGTAAATCAAACACTGAAGCGAACACCGCTCTCAAACATCATACGCAATGATGCAAACGCTGTCAAACAAGATGTGTTGCGCAACAGCTTACCGGGCGCAATGCGCAACGCAGCCAACTCTGCCAACAGTATGATATTTCCTAAAGCACCGCCTCCTAGACCATGAGCTCAATTAACAACACCAACTACAATCTAGATCTCACTGTGAGAGTGTTTGACAGTTTTTACGGATACGAGCAGTTTGTTGACAGCAATGAATATGATGTGGTGCTCAGTTACTTCAAGACAACATGCACCACTGCGGTAGCAGCGGCCAACTTTGCCACGGCTCTGTTCAGAGTTGCCAATGAACAAAGTATACCGGTGCTGTCATTGTTACAGCAGATGCAAACAACTTCTAATACTGCAGAACTGAACTTGACTCTGGCATATTATCTCAATGACCAGCGTAGTAATGCCACCTTGCTTGGCGTATCACAACCTGTGCAGCCAAACTACTATGCGGCACGAAATGCCCGGGCATGAGCAAGTTTGCACAAGGACCCTACACTGTAAAAAACCCTGCCAAGTATGTGGGCAAGGGTACCCCACGTTATAGATCAGGATGGGAATTATCGTTCATGATATTTCTGGACAACAACGACAATGTGATGCAGTGGGCCAGTGAAAGCATACAGATCCCTTATCGCAATCCTGTCACAGGAAAACAAAGCATCTACATACCGGATTTTTTGATCACATACAGAACACGTCAGAACACCTTGATTGCAGAAGTGATCGAAATCAAACCCAAAAAACAAAGCATCATTGAAAGTAAAATGAACAACAGAGACCGTATGGTTGTGGCCATCAACTACGCCAAATGGGCATCTGCAACCAAGTGGTGCAACCGCAACGGCTTAAAATTCAGAGTAATCACAGAAGAAGACATGTTCCGCAACGGCGGAAAATAAGCCTCACTATGCCGCAAAAGCGGTAAATATGGTATGACTAAAAAATTAGAAGACCTCTTCGACTTACCGTCTAGCACCGCCGACACAGACGAAACTGTGCCGGATATTGCCACCACACAATATGCCATAACTGAAATTGACAATGCCATTGACAAGATTGATGCTGCCTTACCCGGTGTGCGCGATCTAGAAGCCAGTGATGGTGACATGGACGAACTAGCACAAAAAGCCACAGAAACATTTGATGATCTAATGGACCTTGGCATGCAAATCGACAGTCGTTATGCCAGTGAAATCTTTGCAGTGGCAGGTGCCATGCTGGGCCATGCACTCACTGCCAAAACAGCCAAGATGAACAAGAAACTCAAAATGATTCAGTTGCAGTTACAAAAAGCCAAACTGGATCTTGACCGAGAAAAACGCACAGATGACGACTATCAAGAATCTACAGAAACTGCCGAAGGTCAAGTGCTGAGTCGCAATGATTTGTTGGATCGACTTATTGGCACAAGAGACCAAAAGAATAAACAAGCATAAATATCATATAGGGATCGATTATGAAACATTTTAAAGAATATCTGGCAGAGAACGAAAGAGTATACAATTACCGCATCAAAATTGCAGGTGATACTCCCAAAGATCTAGTTCGGGCACTGGGAGAAAAACTTCGTCAATTTGACGTGGTCAAAATGTCTGCCCCAAAAACGTCACCTGTTCAGGTCCGGTTAGCAGACTTTCCGGCCATTGAAAACGAAAGCTGTACACACATGGATGTTGAATTCCGGTATCCAGCAATTGAACCACAGATTCGTCAGATTGCACAACTGTTGGGCATTGATCCAAATCGTGTGTGCATGTTGACTGTGCCATACGAAAACAACTATGACAAAGAGGCCGCAGATGTTGAAAAACAAAATAAAGATCTGTTGACCAACACGGACTATCCGGCACCGGATGCAGAACAGAAAGCCTTATACAAGGACTATTCGGCTGCTCCAGAAGACCATGCAGTGCTGAAAAATACCTATCGCAGTGACTTCACAGTGGCCGGCGGTCGGACACCTCCAGCAGTGACCACAAACAGTTTACCCATGAACAACAAGAGCCCAATGACCAACATCAAGCGTCCACCCCGGCCAGCAACAGGCTACAACCCTAAAGGATAATAAAATGAGTTTTTTCCACAACCTAAACAAAACACTAGACGGCATTGCTGCCCGACCAGAAGCCGCACCGTTAAACGAGCGTGACGAAGGCAAGCCAGGCAAGAACTTTGAGAAGATTGCCAAAAGTGCCGCAGAACGTTACGGCTCAAAAGAAGCAGGCGAGCGAGTGGCAGGTGCTGTTCGTGCCAAGTTGGCCAAGGCCGGCAAACTAGAAGAGCAAGACATGGACGAAGGCCTAGGCGATGTGGTGAAGAAAGTTGGCGGCATGGCCAAGAAAGCCGGCAACGCTGTACTGAACAAAGTTGGCCACGGCAGCGACGTAGACATGATTCGTGACCTGCAACGCAAAATGGATATGCCACAAACTGGTATGAAGCCTGGTGCTGAATCTAATCCAAAACAAGTTAAAGAAAAACTGTCACCTGCCAAGCAAAAATCATTTGCCGCACTGGCACCACCTGTAGACAAAATTACTTTTGCTGACAAAATTGCCGGCGCCAAGAAAGAAGTTGACGAAATGCTGGGCGACGTTGCTGCCGAAGCCATGCGTAATGCACTGGGTGGCAGACAACAAGTTGCCGACGAAGGCAATGCGTTTACTGGTGCTTTGGCCAAGACGCCAAAGGGCGGCAAGTTCAAAATAGGTGGTAAAGAATTCACAGACACCAGCAGTGTGGACGAAGAGGAAGATCTCAATCCGTTTACAAACTACAAAAATCCACGTCGAGACACTCCACGAGTTGGTGATGTTACACATGGTGCCAAACACGATACCAAGCACACGGCCACTGGTCGAGTTGTCACTCGTAGAGTTGATGCGCAAGGCAACTCAGTTGGATCAGAAACAGACGCAGAAGGTAATACCATTGACAAGCGCGGCCGCGGTCGTCCAAAGGGTCCAGAAAAAGGACCAGAGCGTACAACTGCCAAAGCATACAAGCACAAAGGCGGTCGCAAAGTCAAAGAAGGCGACATGGAAGAAGGCCATGACCAAGGACAAGCACAACAAATTTATAACGACCTTGCTGACATTCGAGCAATAGCAAAGCAAGCACAGCGCGGTGGTGAATTCCCACAAGGGTATGCCAGTCGCTTAGAATCTGTGCTGTATGCGGCAATGACAATGATTAAAAATCAACAGTCGGGCGACGCACAAGTTAGAGAAGCAGAGTCTACTGCTAAAAAAGATAGCCATGCAGAACGTGCCGGTAAGAAGGTTGCCAAAGATATCGAGTATGATGAAAAGAAAAAAGATGGTATCCACGGCAAGAAGCGTGGTGCTGAAGATGATAAGGCCGAAAAAGCCGGTAAAAAAGTAGCCAAAGACATTGAGTATGATGACAAGAAAGACGAAGTCAAAGAAGACGAGCCTAAAAAGTCCAATAGCAAGTTCAAGTTTGGTGGCAGTGTTTACGAAACACTGGATGCACAGCTAGAAACTCTGATCACAGAAGGCATGAGTGTCACTGTGAACATGAGTCAAAACTCAGATGACGGCCATCCTGGCAACAAAAGCATCACAGTAAATGCTGATGGCGAAGATGCAGAACGCTTGGCAGAATTGTTACAGATGGCCGGCCTAAGTCAGCAATCTGGATCATGCAGTTCATGCGGCTCATCACCATGCGGTTGCAATATGGTTGACGAAAACGATCCTAACTGGCCCAGTAACACTGAAACCAGTGACAACGCACTGCAATACTCGGGTGGATTGAATGGTCCCAAATCCACAGGCCAATCTACTACTCCGGTGCTGGCAAGTCAACTGCGTAGACAAGTCAGTATGGAAGAAAGTGCAAAAGTTGAACAGAACTTGTTGAACTTATACCGAACATTTGGAAAGTAAACTATGGCTATTCAAGTAATCAACGCCGCAGGCAACATTGTGTGGACCACAGACAAAGCATCTATTGCTGCCAACAGTGCAGATGTCACATACCAAATATATGCCACAGCATTAGGGTCAGCCTCTCCTGTTGGTAACTTGTATGCCAACGTGGTCACTGTTCCAAACGGAACTGTACAAGAAGTCTATGTTGGTGCAGGCAACCGACTCATTCTTGCCGGAACCACTGTGACTGCCACAGCCCTGGGCACAGCAAGTTCTGCACAGTCAAGTGTTTACAACGCTGCCGGTGCATAAACATGCGAGCCCACGAGTTTCTCATTGAGAAACATACCGGCAAGATTGGTCAACGAAGAAGTCGAGCCACTGTTGGACTTAATAAGTTTAGAGACAAAGATCTAGCCGATAGAGTTTACGAACTCAATCGAGTCATGATGGCTGCCGCCTGTACAGATGGCACATTTGTTCCAAAGATAGATCACGAGTCCTGGGCCGGCCGTTACAATGTGGCCATGCCCTACACTGAGGTTGAACAAGACATGATAGAAAAAGCATTCCAAGCAGTGGGTTCAGACCATCAAGACCTCAACCACGGTGACCTGCGTAGCCAAGAATTAGAGTCTACCAACAAACAAAGTCCTGTAAAAGGATTCCGAGGGTATCCAAGATGAGAGCCCGTGAATTTCTTCGAGAAGAAGCAACACTGCCACCCGAGCAAGCAGATCCTATGAATCATGTGTTTGTGTTGCCGGGCGTACAGTCCTCGGATCCGTATCAAATATATCGATTTGGTGTAGCACTAGCTCGGGCACGTAGTGATGCTGGAACAGATGACATTACCAACAACCTACCTGCTTGGAGTGCCAAAGCAGCATTTGGCGAAGATGCAGTGGTTGCTGGATTCAATGGCAGTGTTGGGCCAGTTATTGACCAAGCATTAAAAATGTCCGGTTTACCTGTTGCAAAAATTCAAATAAGCACACCAAACAGTCTAGAACCCAGTCTAGTAAATAATACTAGCCCTGTTAAAGGCTTCAAAGGATATCCACGATAAATGGCCAATCCACCACCACCATACGACGACATCACAGGCATCAGCCGTGCTGTGATGAAAGACAACGCACAAGTAACAATAGAAAACTATAACGGCAATGCCAGACCTGGCGAACTGGTAGTTGACCAAAGCACTGATCAAGTGTTTATCGGCAACAGCTCGGGTGCGTTAACACAGATTGCCGCTGGAATTACCAACGGTGGTAGTGCAGGACTTCCTGCAGGATTTTTGCAATTGGCCTACAATCCCACCACTGGCGAAATTGTATATTACACCTAATAAATATCTACATGAAACAACTATTATTTGCGCTGTTGATCGCAGCCACTAACTTATCATATGCGTGGGAACAAAGAGCCCCACTGCCGCCACAGGCCTGCGTGGCACACAGCCCATATGGATTTGCACAAACGCAACGTCCAGCACAGCCAATTTGCCGCGAAGCATACCTGGTAGGATACGACGCTACTGTTAAGATTCCTGCGTATGTTGCATACACATTACTACCACAAAACGCAATAGGTTGCTGGCCACGTACAAATGCTTTTGTAGCAGACAGAAGTATTGTTGGTGGCGCCAAGCCAGATGACTATGCTGGCACAGGCTATGACAAAGGACATGCGGCACCAGATGGTGATTTAAGTTGGAGTGAGATTGTGGAATACGAAAGTTTTTTAATGACAAACATGTATCCTCAACACGGCTCTTTAAATCGGGGAATATGGAAGTTATTAGAGACGTCCATCAGAGGATGGGCAGTACAGCGAAACCAGGCTTTTACCATATACGTTGGCGCATTTTATGGCGCTGGTGATGAGTTTATCGGTAACGGTGTTATTGTACCGCACGGCTATTATAAAATTGTAATCAATGATGCCACTGGTGAAATTGCCGGATGGGCATTTCCGCACACTAAACCTTATGTTAACTTAGGCAACGATCTAACTAAATTCCGTATGATGATTTCCAGCATTGAAAGCCGAGCAGGCGTTAAGTTTAGTTACCCACCTAAAGCACGTGAAGTAAGTCCAGGCGCAGAATGGCCTGTTGATTACGGTGCATTAACTAATGCTAAACGTGCCCGCTGCGGCAAGAACGCAGAATAATCTATCTCTAGCCGTGGACATGTAAATACTGCATGTCCAATTTCTACTGTGCCGCACCCTGGCGTGGCCTACATATAAACCCACGTGGTGATGTTAAAACCTGTTGTGCAGGTAATCCCAACATGCTGGGAAACTTAAACACTCAAAACATTGTTGAAATACTCAATAGTGATCTTATGTCTGAAATACGGTCAAGTTTGTCCCAGGGTATTCCTCATGAGTATTGTTCAAATTGTGTAAAAGCAGAACGCTTTGGTGCAGACTCTGAGCGGGCCTGGCACAACAATGTAAATCCTGGGTTTGATTATGCCACTGCTGGCAGTGAATATCATTATCCTGTTATTGTAGATGTACGGTGGAATACAACATGTAATTTAAGTTGTAACTATTGCGGCGAAGCCTGCAGTTCAAAGTGGGCTGGCCTAAAAGGTATTCCAGTCAAGTCAGGCACAAGACCTTACTATGATGCAGTGTGTGATTTTATTGAACAACACTATGAACACATACACGAAGTGGCATTGGTTGGCGGCGAGCCACTGTTACTGCCAGAGAATAATCGACTGCTAGATGTAATACCAAAAGATGCAATTGTTACACTGATTACAAATCTCAGTGGCGAACTTGAAAACAACAAAATATTTCAAAAGTTAGCAACACGAAATCGAGTTGGCTGGAGCATGAGCTTTGACAACATTGGTGAAAGATTGGAATATGTGCGTCACGGCGCCGAGTGGTCGCAGATCAAACACAATCTTGGGTTGATCAAAGGATTAATGACCGCACAGGGCCAGTGGGGAGGCATACATGCTGTGTACAACATCTACAATGCCACACGTATTTGTGAACTGCGACAGTTTGCAGAAGACACTGGAACTACAGTGCTGTGGCAGAACCTATTTCAGCCTGAATACCTAGATCCGTTCTTGCATGGTCCAGTAGTTGCGGCCGAAGCCATTGCCGAGATTGAACGTTTCTATGCAATGGGCATTGCTACCACTGCTGAAAAAATGTTCTTTGACAATGCACTAGACATGTATCACAAGGTCACACAAGCCCGCCCTGGAATTGAACAACAATTCCGTGATCATATTTTTCTAAACGAAACCAAGTATCACACAGATAAACATGGACAGTTCCAGCAGTTATGGCCGGAGTTCACCAATGTTTGAGAATGCACCTTGTCATGTACAGCAACAGCATGCCGGCAAAACACTGCTGTGGTGCAGTATTGACAGTGAACAAGAATACAATAAAAATTTAAAAAATACTCTGCAGCGTGAGTTGTTGTCTCAGAACGGCTGGATTGATCACAAGATAGAATACCAATACAATGCTCAAGGATTCAGGTCCAGAGAAATTGATCTGACTCAGCCCGGATTTGCTGTGTTTGGGTGTAGTTTTACTCAAGGTCTCGGACTTCCAGTGGATGAGCTGTACCATGAGAGAATTTCAAAAGAGCTCTCACTTCCAGTTGATAATTTTGGTGTGTTTGGTGCATCCAATGGACTTGCATTTAGATTGGCTCACTATTGGCTGCCCATAATCAAACCGAGATTTGTAATTTTACAAACAACTTTTAGAGAACGATTTGAAATAATAAATCAACACAATATCAGCACTGTGATGTCGCCAGCCTTTCCTCAAACAGCCACAGTGCAAGAAGTTTTTCGCGATTGGTGGTTCACTGACGCCAACAGCATTGCTGACAAACAACGCAATGAACTGGCCATACAACAAGTGTGTCACCAGCTTGATATTCCTGTCCTGGTGATTGACGTTGAAGATTTTAGAAATCCTGTGTTGGGGTTATCGAGAGATTTAACTCACCCAGGTCCTCCTAGTCATCATCGAGTACATGCGCAAATAATTGACCACTTGAAAAGTTACCAACATGGCTAAAAGTTTAGAAGGCGTACTGATCAAAGCACCGCACCGCCGCCAATCTTTCTCAGAGTCAGAAATAACAGAATTTATGGACTGTGCAGACCCTGTGACAGGACCTGCATACTTCCTGGATCATTTCTTTTACATACAACATCCCACACAAGGCAAGATGCTGTATCATCCGTTTGAGTATCAGGCACGATTGATCAATGTGTATCATAACTATCGATTTAGTATTTCGATGATGCCTCGACAAACAGGTAAGTCTACGTCAGCGGCTGGGTATCTATTATGGTATGCAATGTTTGTACCAGATTCAACAATCCTTATTGCGGCACACAAATACACAGGTGCACAAGAGATCATGCAACGTATAAGATTTGCTTATGAGCTGTGCCCAGACCATATCAGAGCAGGCGTCACCAGCTACAATAAAGGCTCAATAGACTTTGAAAACGGCAGTCGTATTATATCGGCAACAACTACAGAAACAACTGGACGTGGTATGAGTATCTCACTGCTGTACGCAGACGAGTTTGCGTTTGTTCGACCCACCATTGCCGAAGAGTTTTGGACCAGTATTAGTCCCACACTGGCAACTGGTGGTAAGGCCATTATTACGTCAACCCCAAATTCAGACGAAGATCAATTTGCTCTGTTGTGGAAAAGCGCCAACAAGTGTGAAGATGAATACGGCAACCCAACACCGCTAGGCATTAACGGATTTCGAGCATTCCGTAGTTTCTGGCAAGAGCATCCGGACCGTGATGACGCTTGGGGCGCCAGCATGGAAGCACAGTTGGGAACAGATCGATTCCGCCGAGAGATTGGCTGTGAGTTCATTATCAACGATGAAACACTGATTGCACCGGCTATCTTGGTTGAGCTGGCAGGTCAGCAGGAACCATTGTATAGAACAGGACAAGTGCGTTGGTATAAACGTCCCGAGGCTGGTAAACTGTATGTTGTAGCCTTAGATCCAAGTTTGGGCACAGGCGGCGATCCTGCTGCCATACAGGTGTTTGAAGCCAATACTACCATACAAGTGGCTGAATGGCGCCATAATCGAACCACTATCCCGGCACAGATACGTATCTTATCTGACGTATGTAAACACATTAATGAAACTGTAAAAGATCCCAAAAGCATTTACTACTCAGTAGAGAACAACACCATTGGAGAAGCCGCACTGATCTCTATTGCAGAGTTTGGCGAAGAAAACATTGAAGGCTATTTCTTAAGTGATAACTCTGTAGCTGGCGGCAGCCGTAGACTCCGCAAGGGGTTTAACACCACTAATAAAAGCAAACTATCGGCCTGTAGCAAGTTAAAGATATTAGTAGAATCCAAAAAAATGACCGTAAACAGTGCGCCCTTGGTCTCAGAACTCAAAACGTTTGTGGCGCACGGAACAAGTTATGCTGCCAAACCCGGTGAAACAGACGACTTGGTGATGAGCACACTGTTGGCTATACGTATGATGCAGTTGTTGCAGAACTATCACACAGAAATGGACTCGCAGATGCGTGATTTTGGCGACACAATGATAGAACCCATGCCATTTTTTGCTACATTGCGTTAAGGCCAAGTTGGATAAATAGAACACTATGGCACAGAATACTCCCGGACAACAACTTTTTGACCTACTGGTCACTCGTGGCTTTGACCCAGAAATACTAGACAGCTCTGGCAAAGCCGCACCCACAGCTGAAGATGCTGAAATTTACAGTTTTGAATTCATCACTGCAAACGGCACAAATCACGGCACAGTGGTTGTGATGCTGGGAGATGATAAGCAACTGGAATTGTTCAGTGGTGACAATGTTGGCCGCGGCATGGACAGCGAAGATAAAACAGAATGGTACGAGTTCCAACATCAGCTTAAGAACTTTGCCACAAAGAATTTCATGACATTTGGCAGTCAAAATATCAACAGACTCAAATACAGTATGCAAGGACAGGCTGCACTCAAAGAAGGCCTATACGAAAGTTGGAACGGCACAAAGAACATCAGTTGGAATGGTGGACCAGATTCGGTACGCTTAATGATACGCCACAAACGTCCAATGGGTGTGAACGAAGCACGTTTCCGTCAAGTGGAAAGTTTGTTTTTAGAAACAGCAGAAGGTGAACGTTACAAGTTACCATTCCGTAACTTGGCAGGTGGCCGGGCTATGGTGGAACATGTGCGTCATGGCGGCAGACCATACGACATGCGCGGACAGCATATTGCCAACATGGTTGAAGAACTCAATGTGCTGAGTCGTTTCCGCAGAGCTAGTCAAGGTCGAGTGTTTGAAGGCGATACTGCCAATTTGGTAACTCAAACAAACGAATATCATGCCACAATGAGCCGAACTCTTAAAGGACTGGCCTCCGCACGTGGCTACAACACGTACTTTGAAAATTGGAATCCAGCTGACATAACAGAGCAAGATTTGATCATAGAAGACATCAAAACACTATTTGTTCAAGAAACAATTGATTCGCGAATTGAACAGGCCTTACCTATCTTGGCCCGTATACAACAACAAGGAAATGCAATGAAAGAAGCAAACATATTTGAAACCTGGGCTAACAACCTATTAGAAGGCACATGGGCAACACCTGACACACCGGAAGAACAGCAAGAACTCATTGCTCTATTGTCACAAGAATTGCCGGTTGGTGCAGATGCAACCAATGCAACTGAACAGTTGTACAGTTTGGTTGGTGATGACATATTGTTTGATCAACTGCAAGATTTAGCCGAACAAGATCCCGATGCTGACTGCCGTAGTTTGGTTATTGCACGTATCACTGATATGGCCAGTAAAGGATTTGATGATTTTGATATAGTGTTAGATGCACTCAAATCAGAACAGTTGGCCCCGCCAACAGTTGCGCCCAAAGCACCTGCTGTGCCGGCAGAAGCACCAGCCGAAGTTCCGCCCCCTCCTGTAGCTGAACAAGATGATGAAGAATATTCAGTTGATGGCGGAATGAACAACGAGTTGTTACAAGATGGCATGCTTGGAGCAATAGTAGGTGGCATTGGTGGTGCCGCACTGACAAAAAGTCCAGGTGGTGCAATGACTGGTGCCAAACTAGGCAGCGCCGCACAAGATGCATTTGGCGAAGAAGAAACAGATGGATCATGCAACTACACTGCTGAAGGCGAACACTGCCCAGAACACGGCCTAATGGAATGCGGCAGTATGTACGAAGGCGAGCAGGATACAATAGCTCGTTTGCAAGAACTATCAGGAATGAATAATTCCAAGCCTGAAATGGCAGAAGGCCAGGAAGACAGTCCAGTGGCCAGTGCTATCACACGTAGAATTTTACTGCAACGTTCGGATTTGTTGAGCAAGTACGGTCCAGAAAAAGTAACAGCCGCCATTGACGAAGTTGCAGACTTTGTAGGTGATGTAGAAGAAATTGGATCTAGTGACGTAAGTGGATGGATCAAGCAGATCGAACAAATGTTAGGCAATATGGCAGAAGAAGTTGCAGTGACAACCGGCAACCCACCTCTGGGAGAAACCACAACGTTACAAGGCCAATATGGTCACTCTGGCAAACTTCAAACGTTTGATGACGTGGAAGAAGATGTGCTACACCGATTGCGAGAACTGTCCGGGATGATTAGATCATAAAATAGTCATTAGAACAAATGCGTCATAAATATCATTGACGCTGACAACAAAAGCGTGTACACTACAACAGTGACACGCTTTTTTCATTAGCATCACAGGCAACTTAGAAAACATTTTATAACACTAGAAAGGCAACTTAAAATGGCATCATTAGCAGACATCCGAGCACGTCTCGCAGCCTCAGAAGGCAACAACAAAGGTGGACAGTCCACTGGTGGCGATAACGCAATTTACGCACACTGGAACATGGAAGAAGGCGCATCCACTACCCTACGATTCCTCCCAGACGGCAACACAAAAAACACATTCTTTTGGCAAGAACGAGCAATGATTCGTTTGCCATTTAATGGCGTCAAAGGAGAGATGGAATCAAAACAGGTTTACGTACAAGTTCCTTGTATGGAAATGTGGCAAGAGACTTGTCCAATTCTTACAGAAGTACGCACATGGTTCAAAGACAAGAGTCTGGAAGACATGGGTCGTAAGTACTGGAAAAAACGCAGTTACATTTTCCAAGGCTTTGTGCGTGAGAATCCCCTGGCAGATGACAAGACTCCTGACAATCCCATCCGTAGATTCATCATTGGTCCTCAGTTGTTCACCATCATCAAAGGTGCACTGATGGATCCCGAACTGGAAGAAACTCCAACAGACACCTTGCGTGGCTTGGACTTCCGTATCACAAAAACGCAAAAAGGCGGATTTGCTGACTACAACACTTCAAAGTGGGCACGTAAAGAGTCTGCACTGTCAGAAGTGGAACAGGCAGCAGTGGATGCACACGGCTTGTTTGATCTCAGCACATTCTTGCCCAAGAAGCCAGACGAAGCGGCTGTGAAAGTCATGAAAGAAATGTTTGAAGCAAGTGTAGATGGTCAAGCATATGACACAGAACGTTGGGGTGCTTACTTCCGTCCAGCAGGTGTATCTGCACCAGCAGGCAGTTCTGAGTCTGCACCAGCCAGTGCGCCTGCTCCAAAGGCAGTGCCTGCGGCTGTGTCAGACTTTGAAGATGACGAGCCACCTGTGGCCACAGCACCAGTCACAGCGCCTGCCGCTGCCGCACCTACTCAGAAAGCCGAAGACATTTTGGCCATGATCCGAGCACGTCAACAGAAGTAATCGATGTCAACAATGTTAGTCAGCGGCGATAGTTGGACAAGCTGTTGGCCGTTAGAGGAAAGATTAGGTCATCGAGACAATGGGTGGCCTAATCTTGTAGCATTGAACCTAAATTACAGATTAATTGATAAATCCAGGGCCGGGTCAAGCAATTATAGAATTTATAGAAAAGCATTTGATGGCCTACTAGATTCTAGCAACAACTTAGTTTTGGTTTTTCTTACCTCATGGACAAGAATGGAAACTGGATCCGGATATGGCGAAAAGCCTGGGCGTATCTACCAACATGTTCCTGGCCAAAAAACAAAAGAAACAGAATATGTTTTTAAACAGTTTTTTAACGGATACAAAAATTACACAGACATGCTAAGAATGATTATTTCTCTGCAGACTATAGCTAAATCTCAGGATACTAACTGTTATTTTTTGGACACGTTTGAAAACAACCTATTGTTTGATATCACATTGGATAAATTTAAACAAATTTTAAAATTTAACCCGGTATTGTATGATAATATGGATAACTGTCGAGTTGAAGATAAGTTCAACACAGTAAAATTATTAACAGCCGCAATTGATCGCAGTATGTTTATATCCAAGTCACCATATCAAGCACTAATTAAAGATTGTAATCTAGTTGAATCACATCCTGTCGAAGATGGGCACTCTAAAATTGCTAATGTAGTTTTAGAATTTTTAAAGGAAAAATACAATGGCAAAACCATTTGACATATCAAAGTTCCGCAAGGACATTACCAAAAGTATCCAAGGCCTGAGTATCGGATTTAACGATCCAACAGACTGGATTGGCACAGGCAACTATGCATTGAACTATCTTATCTCTGGAGACTTCAACAAAGGTATTCCCTTAGGTAAAGTAACTGTGTTTGCCGGTGAATCGGGCGCAGGTAAAAGTTATATCTGCTCCGGCAATATTGTAAAGAACGCACAAGAACAAGGCATCTTTGTTATTCTTGTGGACACAGAAAACGCACTTGATGAATCATGGCTACATGCATTAGGTGTAGACACCGGTCCGGCAAAGTTGCTTAAACTTAATATGAGCATGATTGATGACGTTGCTAAAGCAATTTCAACGTTTATGATTGACTACAAAGCCCTGCCCGAAGAAGAACGTATGAAAGTTCTCTGGGTCATTGACTCGCTAGGCATGTTGTTGACTCCCACAGACGTTAACCAGTTTGAAGCAGGTGACATGAAAGGTGATATGGGTCGTAAACCCAAAGCACTTACTTCGCTTGTTCGTAATTCTGTCAATATGTTTGGCAGTTATAATGTAGGACTAGTTGCCACCAATCATACATACGCAAGCCAAGACATGTTTGACCCAGATGACAAGATTAGTGGTGGCCAAGGTTTCATCTATGCATCAAGTATTGTGGTTGCCATGAAGAAGATGAAGTTAAAAGAAGACGAAGATGGCAACAAGGTAAGTGAAGTCAACGGCATCCGTGCTGGCTGTAAAGTAATGAAAACACGCTATGCTAAACCTTTTGAAGGCATGCAAGTTAAGATTCCTTACTCAACTGGTATGAGTCCGCATTCTGGTCTGGTTGACTTGGCAGAAAAGAAAAACATTCTCAAGAAAGAAGGCAACAGTTTGGTGTTTGTCACAAGCGATGGTGAAGTGATCAAACAGTTCCGCAAAAAATGGGAAGCAAATGAAAATGGCTGTTTAGATAAACTTATGGCAGATTTTGCCAACCAGAAAGAAGAAAAAACAGCAATAGACGACACCACAGTGGAGGAATAACATGGCAGTAGATTTAGCAAGCGAAATTTGGAATGAACTCAAACGGTATGTTAACACAGTAGATCGTGCAGAAGCTGCAGAAACTGTGGTACAGATCTTGATGGACAATGATGCAGACGTAGAAGATATCCGTGCAGCCTTCAAGGGCGATTCGGATATCAAACGTGCGCTAACCGCATATCTTGACAACGATAAAGATTATGTAGACGAAGAAGATGCCGAAGAAGACGAAGACTTTGATGACTTTGATGACAAAGACTGGGAAGATTAATGTCTTTAAAAAAATACTTCCCGATTAACTCACAAACCAGTTGTAGGTCAAAATGGTCGTGGAGTACATTATATTTAAATAAAGGTGCTACCGCATCGTGTCATAGGGCTAGTGTTTCTAGTATACCAGAAAATTTTGAAGACTTTCATAACACTCCTATTAAAATACAGGATAGGAGTGTTATGTTACAATCTCAATGGCCCGGCAACGGGTGTGAATATTGTCAAGATATTGAACACAGCGGAGGTATTAGTGATCGTATGTTTCAAAATCAAATTCCAAATGTATACCCTAAAGAACTTGATCAAGACAATACGTTAACTGTAGTTAATCCTGCGGTGTTAGAAGTATTTTTTTCTAACACCTGTAATCTATCATGCATTTATTGTGATGCAAAACATAGTTCATCAATTCAAGCCGAAAATAAAAAGTTTGGAGGTGCAATACTTCCTGAATTAAACTTTGAATACACTGATAACAAATATCGCGAGCTTGTTCCAAAATTTTGGGCATGGCTTGAAACACATAGCCTATCCTTACAACGATTACAAATTTTAGGTGGTGAGCCCTTCTTACAACCTGATGTGTTGAAGCTGATTGAATATTTTGAACAACATCCGCACCCAGACCTAGAGTTTAATTTGGTTACCAACCTTATGTTGCCAATCAAGGTTATAGAACCTATATTGAAAAAACTAAGAGATCTAAAACAACAAAATAAGCTGAAACGAATTGATATCCAAGTCAGTGTCGATTGCTGGGGATCCGCACAAGAATACACACGGCATGGATTTATGTTAGATATTTTTGATCGTAACATGGAGTTGTTAATCGAAATGTCTGAATTTCGAATCGGCCTATTGTCAACTATAACTTCACTGTCGATTCCCAGCATGCCCGAGTTAGCACAAAAATACAATCAATGGTGTACAAAACAAAAAATATTTTGGTACATGCATTTGGTTCTACCTAATAACAAAAGTGTGTTTGATCCCACTATGTTTGATTACTCTGTATTTGCCTCTAGCTTAGAATCTGTGTATAATTTATTACCTAAGGAAACTTGGGATGACAAAACCACTCTTGAAAGTTTTGATGGCATTGTATCTAAACTAAAAAACAAATGTAAAACAGACCTTATAAGACAACAAGGTCTGTTGCAATATCTTGACACCAACGATTACAGAAGAAAGACCAAATGGAAAGACATTTTTTCCTGGTTAACAATAGGATAACACATGTGGTACAGTAAAGTTACAGCCAATCTTGGACTCATACCAGACTTTATACAACACTATGAGAATGAGTTAGATCTGGCCAAGCGAGATTGCAAAATTGGTGGTATAGTAGAAAAAAACATCACCGCATTGCCGGGCATCACAGAGCATAGGTTTAATCAGTTGCAAGAAATTGAGGCAGTGCTTAATTTTCTCAACATTCAACTGCGCAAGATTCGTCGCAAACACTTTCAGAAATATTTGGAAGGATATGCAAGAGCATTAACTAGTAGGGATGCTGAAAAATATGTGGATGGCGAGGATGAAGTAATTGACTACGAAACCATTATTAACGAAGTGGCATATTTACGAAATCGATTTTTGGGCATTATGAAAGCAATGGAAAGTAAAAACTTCATGTTGGGACATGTGGTTAGACTGCGAGCAGCCGGTATGGAAGATATACAGTTATGACATTCAGAAACGATGACGAAAGTCATGCACACAGTTTACAAACACTCAATACCTTGTTTGAGTACGATGACTTTATGGAAAGCATTGGCACACTGGTTGACCTAGGGTGTGGGTCAGGCGCTGATCTAGAATGGTGGGCAACTAGAACAACTCGAGACGATGCCCCGATACCCCTGAATATTCGTTGCACAGGCATAGACACAGGTTCCACACCTGCTGTGGTTAAAAAGCATTCTAACATTGTGTATCAAAAAATAGATTTTGAAAATACAGAAAATCTGCCTGGCAAGTCAAAGTTTGATGTGTTGTGGTGCCACAATGCATTTCAACACTGTATCAACCCACTGGCAACATTGGCCAAGTGGAACGCTATTGCTGAACCGGGCGGCATGTTGATTATGGCAGTTCCGCAAACCACCAACATGGATATACGTCAACTGGCATTTGTGCAACCAAATGGATGTTATTATCATCACACTGTTGTGAGTTTAATGCACATGCTGGCTGTCAATGGTTGGGACTGTAATTCGGGATTCTTTTTAAAACAACCAGACGACGAATTCATACATGTAATTGCTTATAAGAGTGAACATGCCCCAATGGATCCAAAGACTACTACTTGGTATGAGTTGGCAGATAAAAACTTATTACCAGAATCTGCGGTAGCAAGTGTAAATCGCTACGGGCATGTAAGACAACAAGATCTTGTACTGTCCTGGATTGACAAGAGTTTGTCTTGGCTAGGTCAACAATAAACGTCGAAGTGGCAATCCTGAGGCAATTTCTTCTGTGTACCATTCTGTGTGTGCTAGACTCTCTAGCCACGCAGTTCGGTCTGGTTTTGCCGGATTGTTGATTGTGGACAAATCTGTATTGCCAACAGGTGCAGCCAAACTACTAGCATGTACAAACGCCGGCACTCCATTTAACACAGCCTGTGCGCCAGGTCCACTGTTATGATTGATCACGGCCCATGCTGTTGACAAGCACCGATCATAATCAAAACTGTCATATGTTCCTTGTATGGGCCGAGGCATCTCGATAACACAGCCAGGAATATCACTGATACGCTGTCTTGGGTGCGGCCTTATAACAATAGGTCTGTCTGTGTGTTTTCTAACAGCATTGGCAGTTTCGGTTAACCAAGCCACTGTGGGCGGCTGTCCTGTCCATTGCTCAGAATCAGATCGTTGTGCGGCAATCACAATGTTGTAACCAGCATTGGTCCAAGGCCTAGCTTCCAGTCTCAACTGTGCCGCACGTCCTGGAATTAACTTTTTTCCATAGTATGCATTGTTACCGGTTCCGTTGACACCTAACTTCCAAGTACTGCCACGACGTAGCATGCCCACCTCAACCACAACAACAGGGCGATTACTGTTGCGGAATGTTTGCCATACGCCTTGATTGTGCTTCATACGACCGTGCCACAACTGACTCCAGATAACAGCAACATCTGCTGAACTATCCATGCTGTTGTGTTCGATACCTATGCTGTCAAGTCCTGCACGTACAGCCGCAAACACCGGTGGGCTGTTAAGCGCACCGTATTGATCAAAAATACTTACTCTCATAATATACCCGGTTAAATATACACTTAGTTATAAGGAAAACAATGAGTCGTAAATTCTCTGTGGTCACTACATTCAACGCATCGGGCTACAAAAAATACGGCAAAAGAATGATCGAAACATTCCTAAAAACCTGGCCAGCAGAAGTTGACTTGATAGTGTATACCGAAGATTGCATCATTACTGAATCTGCACCCAACTTGCGTGTGTTAGATCTGCACAGTGACAGTCCTGAACTAGTGGCATTCAAAACAAAATGGCGCAGTGTTCCCAAGGCCAATGGTGATGTGTCTGCTGATCCAACAAGAAGTAATCGCAAAGACGCTGCCAAAGGATTCAAATGGAATGCTGTACGCTTTGCTCACAAAGTATATGCCATATTTGCCGCTGCCCAGGCCGCAACTGATTGGCTGTTGTGGATGGATGCCGACACTGTGTGCCACAGTCCCATTACACTGTCGCAATTGCACAATCTATGTCCCGCCACAGCTGATATTTGTTTCTTAGGTCGTAGAGGCAAGTATACCGAATGTGGATTGTATGCTATGAATCTGTGTTCTCCCGGTACAGTAGACTTTCTCAAAGAGTTTCAGCGTGTGTATGACGATGCAGAGAACGGAATATTCACCATGAAAGAATGGCACGACAGCTTTGTGTTTGATGTTGTGCGTAACTCAATGGCATTGGCACAACACGATTGGAGTAGCCATTTGATTTCAGGAGAAGGTCATCCACTTATAAATTCTGACTGGGGAGCATACCTGGATCACCTTAAAGGCAGCAGAAAAGATCAAGGGCGTAGCAGAAACACCGACTTGGTAGTAAAAAGAACCGAGGCGTATTGGCAATGAAAATATTCAAGGAGACTCGCAATGTATGAAAGCCACGGATGGTGGTTCCCGGATACGGAAACACACTTCCCACAAATGCTCAACAAGAGTATCAGCAAAGGCGGCCCTGCTGAATATCAGTATCAAGTGCGCAACAAGAGTTTGACCTATGTTACTCAGTTCAGAACTGGTATAGATATTGGTGCCAATGTAGGCCTATGGAGTCGATCACTTGTGACAAAGTTTGAGCGTGTGATTGCGTTTGAGCCAGTGCCGTTGTTTAGAGAATGTTTACAACGGAATGTTGCAGGCAAGAACTTTGTTATTATGCCTGTGGCCTTGGGTGATCAAGACACCACTGCACAAATGACCATAACTGAAGGCAATACTGGACACACTCACATAGATCCCGCCAGTATTGGGTCGGGTGATACCGCTGTGGTCAAACTGGACAACTTACACATTGATAATGTAGACTATATTAAAATGGACTGTGAAGGATTTGAGTATCGTGTTATACAAGGCGCAGAGCAGACGATTCGACAATGGCGTCCTGTTGTGGTTGTGGAACAGAAGCCACACGACATGTATTCAAAGCAGTATGGACAATTTGCGGCCATTGGCCTGTTGGAATCATTTGGCATGCACAAGCTAGCCCAAGTCAAAGACGATTGGATCATGGGATGGTAAGTTCTTACTACAAAGAATCAGTCAAACTAGGTGCAGTGTTTCAACAAGAAAACAAAAGCTGGGACGGCAAAGATACATTTTCATACCATCGACAGATACGAGATGTGGCACAACGTTATAAATGTAAGACTGTACTTGATTACGGATGCGGAAAAGGACATCAGTGGGCAGAAACTACAGCATTTTGGCCTGACACTACGCCTATGACGTTTATTAACTATCTTAATGTTGATAGTGTGGTTCAATACGACCCGTGTGTTACAGAATTTTCCAGCGAACCTCCCGACCAAAAATATGATTTAGTTATCTGCAATCAAGTGTTAACTTACATACCCGATGATGATTTAGAATGGGTCAAACAAAGATTAATGAACTTGGCCGGAACAGCTTGTTTTATAGGCATGCATGTTCAACAGCCTAAGGCCAAAAAACAAATATATAACAAACAATACTTTTCTGTTGATCGCAGTCAAGATTGGTACAGAGAATTTTTTAGAAACTGGCAAGGTTCAGACTTGCACTGGTGGTTTCGAGATAAACCGTATAACCCTAATTGGATGAACAATGACACTAATAGATAAAGATTACAAAGACCAACTGGCATACTTGCATCAAGCAGGCAAGTTTAATAACGGACATACAGCCTATCCAATTGTCAAAGACTTTATTGAAAAATATCAGCCTACCGGTGTGTTGGACTTTGGGTGCGGGCAAGGAGGACTAATTGCCGCAATCAAAGAACTACATCCCACCATTGAGGTTGCCGGATACGATCCTGGCAATCCGCTCTTCCAATATTTACCAAAACGCCCAATGGATACTGTAGTCAGTACAGATGCTATAGAACACATTGAGCCTGATTACCTTGATGCTACATTACGCACCATCGATGAAAAAATGCAACGTTGTGGCTTTTTTAGAATTGCCTGTTATCCAGCAAAAAAACACCTGCCTGATGGGCGCAATGCTCATCTCATAGTTGAATCACCAGAGTGGTGGCGCAACAAAATACAAAGTATTATGGATGTTGATATTGTGTGGGAAAATATACAAGTGGTAGATAAAACATCAAAATGGCCCAATGTCAAAGGCCATAACTACGATGTTGTTGTTGTAAAACGTCAGGTCAAGTAAGGCAAAAACTTTTGATATATTTTGCCTGACCGGGCTTCTTCATCACTCCAGTGAGCAGCGGCCAAGTCTTGCACCCATTGCTGACGATCAAATATTACGGGTGATTCAATGCCGGACACATTTTTATTTGCCACCGCCCAACTCACACAACTTGAATCATCGGCAAACACAGGTATGCCAGCACACACTGCTGCCACACTGGCTGAACTATTAAACAGCACCACAGAGTGTGCGTCTACCAGGTTGTCGGTTAGTTTACTATGCTTGGGATCTATAACAGATACATTCCATTTTGCTTTGTATTTTGGTGATGTAAATTGGTCAAAGTTCTGCATTGCATAAGAACCTGGATGTGGGCGCACAACAATTGCTCTTGTGGTGTACAGCCTTATCTCTTTGATTTTTGCATCAAGCCATTGATTGGGATCTAACGACTTCATTGAAAATCCTCCATCACGTTGCATACATATCAATACATGTCCGTTGTTGACCTGTGGCGTGGCCAGTTGTAAAGATAATCGTTGGCTGATCTCTTGCCATTTCTCAGAGCCGCTATTTTTATTTGCATACTCGGCACAATCATAAAACGGTCCACCTAGGCTGTATCTTAAGTAAGTGCTGGAGTCATCAAGATATTTCCAACAACTGGCATCAATGCACATGGTCTTGAATTTGTGGCGTTGTTGCTCGGTAATAATTTGTTTTCGTAACGCAATGTTTGGTCCACCAGTGCTTGCTGTTGTCCATCCTAGTATCACTGCTAATCGTGCAGGTTGGTATTTGAAATCCCATTCAACATGAACACGATGCCCTGTTTTAGTGACTCCCGCGGCAAAGCTTTCTAAGCATGCAATTTTCCTAGAATACTTCCGAGGATTTGCCACGCTACTGACGTATACAACTACATCAAAGGTCATTTAAGATCTGCCATGCCGTGCCATCCCGCATCTCAGCTTCAGTAAACTGACAATATGCAATATGTCTTGCCCATGCGTAAACTTCATCTAAAGTTGGTATTTTTAAAGATTCTATTTCGCTAACACTATTGCTACACAGTGGCGCGGCCGCATTTGGTCCTAGTGTGATGGCAGGTTTGCCCAATAGCAATGCTTCACCGGCTGCAATGCTAGAGAATGTCACTAGACAATGCACATCACGATCTAGGGCCAACTCCAGGGTATCATCAACAAGCCTGGCTGTACGACCTGGCTTGGTACGCACTATAATGGGACGATCCGTATGTTGTTTTATTTCTGCTTGTGTTTGTTCTAACCAATCTTCTAATATGATATCATAGTTGTTCAATAGCTTTTGACTAGGAGGAGCAATCAGGATATTTGTTCCTCTTCGCATTTTTGCAATGCTAACACCAGTTTTTTCAAATCTGTCTCCGGGTCGTTCTACAATGTCACCAAACCATTGTACATCATTTTTGGTAATGCGATGATACAATTTTTTCTTAACGTTGCCAAAATATCCTGTGTCAATGTAATAGAAATCTCTCCCCGCAGCCTGACAGGCCTCCATTTGTTTCCCTTGAGCAATCCCACGTATCACCACCGGTGTTGATGTAGTTTCTTCTCGAGCCCAGGTGCTTAATCTGCCGCCGGAGCCTTGTATAAAACTTTGCAAAATTGGATCGTACCGTTTTCCCTTTTTCTCGTACATGAGTTCAAAATCCTTGCTATCACTCGATATGGCTGCTACATTTCCGGTGTTTAGTAATTTGATCCGATCCACAATAGAATCAATGCTGGCGCCATAGTAATGCCCATCAGGATCTACCCTCCATTTTAGTATATCTCTAAAAATACTTTTGATAGGGCCAGTGACCATATCCAACTCGTGTATTGCTAAAGGAGGAGGAGGTGGGTTAACATCTGGTTTTTGTTTCTTTCCAAACGCCAATTCCCAATTGCTTGCAAATGTATTTGCATCAACACTTTTAGGTCTTGGTGTTGATCCTTTACCAACAGCACTCATTCTACCAACCTTTGCTGGCAATATTCAGTAAGTATGCGTTCTCTGTGCCACTCATCACCTTGAGGGGTGTCAGCAAACTCTTGGAAACAAGGCGTGCCTAGCGTGTAGTGTAGCAGTTTAGCATCTTTGTTCACGCCATATTCATCAGGTAACCAGTTCCATTCAGGGGGTAATTCTCCAATACGTTCATCATCTATCCACGAGAAGCGGTGGAGCTCACTGCCTGTGGATTTTTGTATAAATTCTGGCGTGAGCTTACGATTAGGAAAACTATTACAGTTCCATAAGATTACACTGCTCCAATTCTTACGTGGGTAGTCTTCATTTCGTGCTCCTAAGTATTTTACAGGCATGCGTGTTTTGTAATCGTGTTTGACCACCATAACATCATTATAAGGATTTCGTAACTCCCACAGTTCAGTAATATCACCGCGTACAATCATGTCACCATCAATAAAGATTGCCCATCCTGTGTATTCTTGCAGGTGAGGCACAAGAAATCGTGTGTAGATAAAGTGATTACTGCCATCTGTGTGCGTTTCTTCGTAGTCTCGAAACAAGTTTAAGGCCACTGGAATAATAGCCACAGGCTTTGATGCATGCCGTATGATTGAGTTGGCACAGGTGTGAAAAGCAATGGCTTCTCTTGGATCGTACCCAACGTACACTGGTATTGCTTTCATCGTCGTTCAATATCCTCTTCCACACAGTCTTCACCGTATTGAATTTCGATTAGTCGAAGCGGTTGATCAGTTTCGTTGCACAACATGTGCCACTGATTTTTTTTAATCCAGACGTAATCATGCACAGCAAAGTGTCCAACAAGATCGTGATCGCTGGAATTATCCAAGGTATACACCGCGGCTTCTCCTTCGGCAACAAACCAAAACTCAGCACGTTGATCATGGCGTTGCATGCTTAGACATGTCTTGGGTGCCACAGTTAGTTCTTTGAGTTTGGTGGTTGCACCAACTTCGTGTAACACACGATAGTAACCCCAGGCACGTGAGGTCCGGGGAGTTTTCCACTCCTCTAGTATCCACGAACTTGAATTGGCCTTGTTGTCTCCGCCCACCCCGAACACAAACTCCACATCGTCAAACACCTGTTCTGGAATGTTATCCGGTGTGCGGTCTCCGCCATTGGCAAAAATGATTTCATCGTTGGGGTATTTTTCTTGGACCAGGCGAATAGCATCACATGCTGTGCCATCTGAGTCATCAAACTCAATGACGTCGTCCACCATGTGCAGATTATCTAACACTGTCATACGTTCATGCCAAGGCATAAACGGGCGACCTTTTTTGCGTGTGAGCCACAAATCTGAGTTTAATCCCACAACCACATGATCACCTAAATGATTAGCATGATTGAGATAGGATATGTGTCCAGAGTGTATAGGGTCAAACCCGCCGGTTACTATAACTATTTTCATAAAGATATTTATGTGTGTATATAACGGTAAATATCAAATGATGCCCGATAGCAACCCACTAGACTGTGCCTGTGTGATACACGGCGACGGATATACCTGGGATTATGTAGAACGACTGCACAGTATGTTGTGTAGGAATCTAAGTCGCCCAGTAAGACTGCATGTTTATACAGAAGCAAACAGAATAGTTCCAGACCATATGATCAAACATGCTTTGATTGATTGGGGCTTTGCAGGTCCTAAAAAATCCTGGTGGTATAAGCTACAGTTGTTTAATACAGAACATCATTCGGGTCCTTTACTGTACTTTGATCTAGACACCGTAATTACAAAAAACATTGATTGGATTTGGCAATTACCACAGCGACATTTCTGGGCAGTGAGAGATTTTAGATATCTGTGGAAAAATACTTGCACAGTATCGAACACCAGTGTGATGTGGTGGAACACTGAACACTATCAGCATGTTTGGAAAGAAGTGGTTAGCCAAGATATTAGGCAATTTACCAGCAAATATCGAGGTGATCAAGACTTGATCTCAGCAATAATACCAGTTGGAAATCGTAGATTTTTTAACACGGACTGGGTTAAAAGTTGGCGTTGGCAGTGTTTGGATGGCGGGTTTAATTTTTCAAAACGCAAGTACTTGGCTCCCAACACTGGAACTGTAGTAGATGACAATACCAGTATTTTGGTGTTTCACGGCAGTCCAAAACCACACGAAATCACAGACCCGGCGGTAATAGATCATTGGCAATGATAAATAACACTAACAGGAGAGATATCAAATGACTCAGAGATTATTCAAATTAAAAGGCAACCTTAGCGTTCTACCGGCAACAGGGACAGTAACAGTAAATGGTACTGAAGTATTCAACGGAACATTTAGCGAGGGTGCCATTGGCGAGCCCGATGGTTTTTTGTGCGAATTTGCATATACATTTGACGACTCAGCTGGTACAGATACTCAATTGCCAGTGGTGGTAACATGTGCTTCTGGAGTGGCACATGTTGGCATGTTCAAATACAATTATGCAAAAATTATTAATCCTGCATTAACCCCAGAAGAACTTGCATATGTTACTTCGGGCACTATATCGTCGGCTCCGGCCCAAATAAAAGCAGACGTAGCAGCCAAAGGCGGCTGGTATATTCATGACGAAACTACATTTGCATATGGGTTGACACCAGAGCTGTGTGACGATAACCGAACAACAGAAGTAATAAATGGAGTTCTGCTTCCAGAAACAGACGGACACTTATATATCTATATGGCCGCCGCATCAGTGCTTACATTCACAACAATTGTGTTTTCAAGTGTTAACCCGCCAGCACCTGTGTAATTTATAACGTATTTTCACAATAAAAACCCTGCATTATGTAGGGTTTTTTTATGGTTGACTGAAAATTCCCAATTTGCTATAATAGTGGCATACTAAGTAAAAAGGAACACAAGATGGGTTACATGGTAGTTGACACCACAGACCAAATGCGTCAAAAATACGGTCCTCGTCCTGGCCTAGAAGGGCCGTTTAACTTCTCTGGACAAGTGTTGTATTATGACAACAAACAAGGCGCCTACTACGATCCCACTACAGATTTTTACGTAGAACAGGCAGAGATGGATATAATCAACAACAGACTGTACGAATTGCTTAAAAAATAAGCAGATTTTGTTGTAAAAAAGCCACAATTCAAGTGGTTGACCGAATATTCTCAATTTGCTATAATATAGCATAGATTAACAAAAAGGAACCAAAATGCAGACAGCCACAGCAATCAAAGTTATACAAAAAGATGCAGAATTTTTAGGTATGGGATTTTTGGAAATGATGCAGTTTATCCAAAAGAGTCCACTTGCACAGACACAAAAAACAATGGAAGCATATCGTGCAGTGATGGAATCGGGTGCCAAGATGTTTGCCCCGGTTGACGTTTAATTCTACATCTGCTATAATACAATTTTAACGCACAAAAAGGAGCCAACTATGAGTGCCATTCGTATTGTTAACGGCGAGTATCGCAAGAACCCTGTCCGTAACACTGCCTTTACTCTTGTGTCAGGTTTTACATCTGGCGCCAAGGGCAATTATGTAACCGTAAAAAACAACGGTGCCTTTCCCGATTGCCCCGATACCATCCGTATCCGGGTAAATTCCATCCGAGACTTTGAATATGTAAATGGAGATTCCGTGAGTACCACACCTACAGCCGAGATTGAAAACCCCGTCCCAGTAGTTAACGAGACCGATGATGAAGCTATGGATCGTATCCGTGAGCGTTTTGACATCCTGCACGAGATGACAAAGGCCACTGTGACAGGCGACATCCGTGCTATGATCGTTAGCGGCCCTCCGGGTGTGGGCAAGAGCTTTGGTGTAGAACAAGAAATTGACAAGGCCTGCTTGTTTGATAAACTTGCAGGCAAGCGACTCCGTGCAGAGGTAGTCAAAGGCAGTGCCACTCCAATTGGCCTGTACCAAACCTTGTACAAGTATTCTGACGCCAACAGTGTGATTGTTTTTGACGACTGTGACAGCATCTTGTTAGATGACGTTGCACTTAACCTGCTCAAAGGTGCCTTGGATTCGGGCAAGAAGCGTGTGATCTCCTGGTTATCAGAAAGCAGTGCTTTGCGCAGAGAAGGCATTCCAGAACGTTTTGAATTCAAAGGCAGTGTTATCTTTATCACTAACTTAAAGTTTGACAAGATGAAGAGCCAGAAGTTGCGGGACCACTTGGATGCACTGCAAAGTCGTTGCCACTACCTGGACTTGACCTTGGACACCATGCGTGACAAGTTGTTGCGTATCAAACAGATTGCCAAAGATGGCGTGTTGTTTGCAGACTACGATTTTGACGAGTATGCATCAGATGATATCATTGACTTTATGCATGTGAACAAAGATCGTTTGCGTGAGGTATCTTTGCGTATGGCGCTTAAGATTGCAGACTTGCGCAAGAGCTTTCCTGGCAACTGGAAACGCATGTCAGAGACCACTTGCATGAAGAGTGCCTAATATGGCCTGGATAGGTGTCCTAATGTTGCTAATGTTGGGACACCTTGGGTGGTCTTTGCTTTATGCTTTTATAATTTTAATGTTTGGAGATTGATATGTCAGGAAAAGCCAAGTCTGTTTACTTAACAGTAACACCCAAAGGCCAGTTTACGTCAGTGTTCCGTAAAACATTTTTTGATGCCAAGGCATACAACGACTATGTCAAATCAGAAGAGTTCCGGGCAAAATGGCCTGCAGAGAAGTACGATGTAGTAAAAGAAGTTTATTGACAGGAGTGCCAAATGTACAAGATTTATGATGGTGAGTTGTTTTTGTTTGCTGTGGATACCCAGTATGAAGCAGACGAACAGCGTGATCAAGGTTTTCGCGTGGTAGTTGGTTAGTTCATTTTTTCTCCTTTTTCCCGGGAGTAGGTTGGCTCCGTCCCGGGCTTTTATGGCAGACACCCTTAAAAAAGGTGTCTGTCTTTTTGACTTCTTGAGATAATAAGTATATAATGTTAATATGAAAAGATGCACAATACAAATTAAAGATGAAGTAAACATTAAACTGGAAGGGCTTGAACTTGACGCCAGGCGTGCATTAGTAAACACATTTAAATATGACGTTCCGGGCGCACGTTATTTGCCTGCGGTCAGGTTAGGTCGCTGGGATGGCAAGGTCAGTTACTTTCAACTTGGTGGTAGCACTTATGTAAACTTACTACCTGATATTATTCCCATATTAGAAAAGTTCAACTATGACATTGAACTAGATGACCAACGCGAATATTCTACTGTGTTTGACTTTACACAGATCAAAGAAGATTCGTTTGCACATAAGGTGTGGCCCAAGACACACCCAATGGCAGGTGAACCTGTGGTGTTGCGTGACTACCAGGTTGAGATTATCAACAACTTCCTGGGCAACCCGCAATGCATACAAGAAGTGGCCACAGGCGCAGGCAAGACGCTGATGACAGCGGCATTGAGTTTAAGTATAGAACCATATGGACGTTCAATTGTTATTGTGCCCAACAAAAGTTTGGTAACGCAAACAGAAGCAGACTACAAGAACTTGGGCTTGAATGTTGGTGTGTACTTTGGTGACCGTAAAGAGCATGGCCGGACACATACCATTTGCACATGGCAAAGTTTAAATGTGCTAATGAAAAACACAAAGAACGGCGTAGCAGATGTCACTATCCAGGACTTTATTGAGGACGTGGTATGTGTAATGGTGGATGAAGTACACATGGCCAAGGCAGATGCACTTAAATCCTTGTTAACAGGCATCATGGCTAGAGTGCCAATTCGGTGGGGTCTAACAGGAACTGTGCCCAAGGAACCATTTGAGTTCCAAGCATTAAAGTGCAGTCTTGGCCCTGTTATTAGCCAACTCAGTGCAAGTGAACTACAGGATCGTGGTGTGCTGGCACAGTGTCATGTGAACATTGTGCAGTTGGTAGACCACGCAGAGTTTTCAAATTATCAAAGTGAGTTGAAGTTCTTGCTGGAAGAGCCAGACAGACTCACTGCCATTGCCAACTTGGTGTCGCAGGTCAATGACACCGGCAATACACTAGTATTAGTAGACCGTGTAGCAGCCGGTCATGCTTTGATTGAACGCCTGGGCGATCGAGCAGTGTTTGTATCAGGTGCAACCAAAGCAGGAGCAAGACAAGATGAATACGACGAAGTGGCCACCAGCACTGGCAAGATTATTGTGGCGACTTACGGTGTGGCCGCTGTGGGTATTAATATTCCAAGGATTTTTAATTTGGTTCTTCTTGAACCCGGAAAGAGCTTTGTCCGTGTTATACAGTCAATTGGGCGCGGCATTAGAAAAGCGGAAGACAAAGATCATGTAGAGATCTGGGACATAACCAGCACATGTAAATTTGCCAAACGACACTT